AGATGTTCTAAATTTAGTAAATGCTGGTTTATGGGTTGGGTTTTCTAAATCAAACAACGTTTTAACTGTTTTGAAAATTTCTAAGTTTTCTTCTTGGCTACGTTTTGATTCATACATTTCCCACCCTTTACCTTGGATTTTACCTTCTTTAGGACCGCGCTTAGATGATTTTAACCATAAAACACCATAGTGGTCTGGAGTAATACCAAAACACTCTTCATAGCACTTACCATAAACAGCAGTTTGTAGATCATATGTTGTCTGTAGGTGGTTAGATGTTTTAAAATCGATAATCCAAATTTTACCATCAATTCTACAAACCATATCACAAGTACCTGCTACTTTAAGTTCATCGGAGAATAAATGTACTTCAGTCTCGATTAATTCAGGTTGGTATTCTTCCCAAAAATCAACAAATCTTAGGAACATTTGCCAAACGAGTGTATCGTATTGTGGATGACCTGATTTGGATAGGAAATTTAATTCTTTACCATTTAGATAATCCTCGATCATCTCATGTGTCTCAGTACCTTGATCAGCTGCTTTACGTACAATATGCTCGGAGGCATATCCTACTTTTTTCAACCAATCTTCGAAGAATTTACCTTTTGGGTAAGCTCCTAAAACATAAGTGATAGATGGGTAAAATTCGCCATTACGTTGGTAATAACGAGAATCAGGCATAGTAATTTGTTTAGCATCATCTGATACTTCCAAAATACGCTTGTAAGAATTCTTTAGAACTTTCTTACTCATACAAATTGTAATTTTTTAGCCATTAAACCATATTGATCTAATGGGGTAGTTTTCTGGATTAGGTGGGTAATAGCTTTGAATCCCATTTCCGATGGGTCTTTGTCTTCTAGGTCTACTAAATACACTTCTTTACCTTCATCCATTAACTGTTCACAAAACTTGACGGCATCTTTTTGAGCGTCCTTATCTAAAGCTATATATATTTTTTGCACCTGTGAGGTAACAATTTTTTTCATTAATTCTCTCTGAATGTGTTTACCCAATAATGGTATAGCATTTCGCTTTACAGCCAGAGCATCAAACATACCTTCAACTAATACTAGTGGAGATGACCAATTGATAAACAATTCAAATGGTACCATATCCTTACTCATTGGAGGATTTTTATATTTAACAGGGCTGTGTTCATTGAAATTACGAGCCACAAAATAATTTAGGGAACCTTCGTGGGAATACGAGGGTATAATGATCATCTTGTCATAGACACCACCATCACAATAACCAATATTGTAGCGCAGTATATCCACTTTAGTTACGTTACGACGTTTTAGATAAGCTAATGCTTGTCTACCAGTCATATCGCTTTTAGATATATCTGTGAATGCCTTAAACTCTTTAGGTAAATGAACTGCCTCTACTTTTTTATCCTTACTTCTATAATCTTTGTAAGAGACGTGTTTTTTGATTTCAGCTATTTTTTCAGCTGATGCTTTGGCTTGTTTTAATAGGGTAACTAGGTTAGTACCTTTTTTATTACATACCCAACAATGCCAAGGATTTTTCTGTCCATCAGTAAAATTAACCTCTAATTTTGGTTTTGAGTGATGGCAAAACGGACAGTGATAGGCTTGATTACCTCTAGCTGTAGCTTTACCTGCTCCCAAAACGGAGTTAACTATGTTTACTAATAAATGATTTACCATAGGGGTGAATATACAACCCTACTTTTGGGATTCAAAATCTTTTGTGAAGAACTTGCCGAGAATGTTATCGTTGAAAAATTCATTTGGATTTTCTAATACCTCGTAGATAAACTGTGCCTTTGTTTCCTCGTAAGTTAATAACTTTTTTGAGGTAGCCAAAGTTAAAATTTCACGTTTGAAATTCTCTATTGGTTCGTTTTCTAATAAGTTTGTTAAGATTTTATTTGAGCCCCAATATGTTTGCCAATCGCTTTCTTTAACTATTTGTTTGTATGATGGTTTTCTACCTTTAGTACCTTCATATAATGCTAAATCTTTTTTAGTTAATTTAGCTTTACGAGTGAATTTAACAAATTTTTTACCTATATAGGCTTTACCGCTTGGAATGTGAGTAACTCTATATATAAATCCGAAAGTTGAAGGAGGGAAATCCTCTAATGAGGTCATCTCCTCGCCTTTGTATAGCCAGTTCATAATTTTATCTATCTATGTTAATGTAGAATGTCGTATCTGTTGTACGAGATAATGGGTAGGGTTGTGATAATTTTCCTACCGCTAATAATTCTTGGGCCTCATTATATAAACCTACTGTAGTAGCATATGGTTGAAAGAAACTACCTGTTGTAAAGTCGTATATTGTACCATCTGTTGAGCCTGAGATTATAGATGGGTTTTGTGAGAAATTATATTCAAATTCGTTTACTGTAGCTTTATATTGTGTTTCAAATATCTCATATGAACTACTAAATGAACAAGTTATGTTTGTAGCAAAACGAGTTGAAAAATCATAAACACTAAAGGGGTCAAGATTATCTTGATTCGTTAGAGTAATAATACCATGTTGGTATATAATGTTACCTACTATACTATTAGGAAATAAAACACTTCCAGATATTAAAATATTACCTTCTCCATCGTCTGTAAGTGTAACACCATTAGTATTATCTTCCCATACAAAAGATTCTGGTTGTATGTAATCACCAAATAAACGGGATGGGATTGAAATAGCTAATATTTCGGCATTAGAATAAGTAGGGAAATATCTAGATGAAGTTAAAGATGAATCTAAATAATTATAATATCTACCTGTAGATGAAGATGGGCCTCTTAATACATCACCTTCAGGTGTTTCTCCAGGAAGAATGCTTGATGATACAGGCATATCGCCTGTACTAGAAGATAGGTAATTTGAGTAATAAAGTTGTTTAATAGAATTATAAAGTAAATTCTTTTGAATTCCATTAAATGATTCCGATTCAATAACAGGGTCGCTATTTTTACCTCCATAAGTAAAGATTTGAACATCACTGTCAGCAAATTCAGATTCAGTAAAAGTAAATCCTTTGTTAACCTCAAATGGGGTAACAATTACATCAGATGATAAAAATTGTTTGTAGGCTGCCATTCATTTTAGAAGTCTAGCTTAACTCTAATAAGAGCTTCTTTTGTAAAATCTTTCTCTAATGGAGTTGATAATTTAGCTACAGCTAATAATTCACTAGCATTATTATATAAACCTACTGTTGTTACATAAGTTGTAGGGTTATTGATAAATGAGCTGTATATTACTTCACCAGTTGAACCTGAGATAAATGATGGGTTTTCTGAGTAGTTAAATTCTGAACTTCTAGGTCTTACAAATATAAAATCGGAAGTAATTGTTTCTTCTGAATTAGCTGTAAATGTAGCTCCGTCTACAATAGCATCATATAACGTACCAGCATTTTCACTATCAACATTATCACCTCTAGTTGTACCTAATAAAATACCACCATTTGCAACATTAGCATCTAATGCTAAGGGATTTAGGATATAAGTAGCAATATCTGGTAAGAATAAACCATATGAACCTGAAAGTGAATAACCATTTTCACCTGGTGAATTTGCACTTACAACACCTGCAGAACCCGAAACTAATTGGAATACTCTACCTGCATCGTTAAATTCTACTGTTGTAGAAACTTGAGAGTTATCTGTAAGATATAAATCATTAGCACCTACTGTTAATTTTAAAGTAGTAGATCCTGGGAATAAACCTCCTTTATATCTGTTTCTATCAACTGAAATTGCATAAAAGTTAGGGGAAATTTCTCCACCAAAAGTAAATTCAGCTAATTCATCTCCTAATACTAGAGTACGGTATTGACCATAACTAGTAGAGGAAGGTGATTTACCTTCTACTGCACTATCATATTCAATTGAACCACTACCATCAACATCACCATAAGCTATTGCAAATTGGATATCTTCTAAAGATTCAGAATTAAATACATTAATATAATAATCTCCATTTGAAGATGCTACTTGTGTGGATGAAGTATAAAATGTAGTAAGTTCAGGAGAATTTCCTGTCCATAAACCAGCAGTGATACTATCAGCTGATACTACAAAATCGTCTTGTTCGAATGCTTTAAATGACATATGCTAAAATTTAGGATACTTTAGTTACTGATACTGGTACCTGGATACGTGCTCCTGAATCTCTACCCTCGATTACTAAGGTAGCTTGTAAAGAAGTTGCATTTTCTCCAAATAATGTATTTACAGTAGTTGCAGTTATGTTAATAGTAGTACCGACAACTGTTTTAGATACATTAGTACCTAAAGTAACATTTGATGTATTAAGTGCAGTTGCATCTGCTGTATTGATACCA